CCGACTACATGCCTTACTGGCGCGGGCCTATGGAGGCGGCAACGGACCCCCAGGTCAAGGAGGTGTGGGTGCTCAAGTGCAGCCGGTCCGGTGGGTCGGAGAACGTGCTGCTCACGCCCCTGCGCTATACCGTGGCGTGTGCGCCCGTGCCCACGCTTTACATTTCTGGCCAGCAGGGGAGCGTCGAGAAATTCCTGGAGACCCGAATCAAGGCGGGAATGGGGCTCGCGGCGGATACCGCAGCCGCTTACGCCCGGGCCCGGAAGCGCGAGCATGAAATCATGTTTGACACCATGGATCTGGTCGGGGCGTGGCCGGCCAATAAGATGGCCTTCAAACAATCAGGGTTTGCGTTGGTCCTGGCGGATGAGGTTTCAATCTGGCCGGAGTACGCGGCCGACATGCTGCGGGAACGCATGGCCAATTACGCGTTTCCGCACTTATTGGGTATTTCATCGCCAGACCCCGCCCAAAAACGGGGCAGCGACGAGGACCCTATTTTCGTGGAGTACGGGCAAACGGACCAGCGCAAATGGTTTTGCCTGGATCCGCGCACGGGTAACCCGTTTGTTTTCCGGCTGGGGCTTTCGGATTCCGTGGATGGCCTCCGGTGGGACCCCGCGGCCAAACGGGCGGACGGCTCGTGGGACCTGGTGCGGGTGGAGGAGACCGCCCATTACATCACCCCCGACGGCACGCGAATAGACGATGCGGACCGGATGGCTATCGTCCGCGCTGGCGAATGGCGCCCAACGGCTACCGGGATGACCGGGCGCCGTGGGTATCATGTTACCCGGTTCATGGTGCCTTTCAAGGTCGGGAGCTTTGCCCACGTGGCTGTTAAATTTTTGGAAAGCAAACACAAGGGTGTGAGCGCCAACGCCACGAACAAACAGGGGCTCAAAACGTTTTTCTACGAGTACCTGGCCGAACCGTTTTGGGACACCAAGGAGGAGGCGGGATCGGATGCGCTACGAGGGCGGGAGGCGGAATACAAACGGGGCGAGCGGTTGACCGCGGTGGAACCGTTCAAAACTTTTTACATCGGCCAGCAAACTTCTGTACTCGCTGCCCTGGATATTCAAAAGGACCACTTCTGGTTTGCGGCCCGGGAGTTCGTGGGCTCGGGGGATTCCGGCCTGATTGATTGGCGGCACGCCATAACGTGGGGCGACGTAGACGCGGCGGTTGAAAAGCACAAGGTAGACTTTTTGGCGCTGGACATGGGGTACGAGGTCCGCCGCATGGAGGTGTTTGATTACGTGGTCAGCCGGTGCGGTGGCGGGACCCAGTGGGCTATCCCCCTGTCCGGCAAAGACGGGCTTTCCGTTTCGATCCGCACGCAGGAGCAGGACCCGTACCTCGGCACCAAGGGAGGGAACCGGGGCACGATTGCGACGGCCCTGTGGAACACGGACCAGTTCCGCATGTTGCTGATGCAGATGATCCGCGGGGAGTCTGTCCAAAAATGGCGGACGTATGCGCCGCTCGAGCGGGATTATGTGGAGCAGGTCACCGCCCAAGAGCGGGTTGACGGTGTGTGGAAGTTCCGCAAGGGTTGCTCGCAAGACCATTTGTGGGACTGCGAAAACATGATGCTGGTGCTCGCCCGAATGGTCGGGCGATACCAAAATGACTTTTTAACGTCCGAGGTCGCGGCCGGTTGATTCCCATGCTTAGGGCATGGCAACAGCACTTGAAACAGCGATCCAAACGGAGATAACCGCTATGCCCGCCGGCATCCGCCGGGAGCTGGCCCAGGAAAAGCTGACGGAGTACCTAGCGGCCAAGGCGGCTGCGGCTACCGCGTCGGCTAATGACGTTATCTCCTATTCCATTTCCGGGCGCTCGGTTACGCGATTTACGGCGTCCGAGTTCCGCACTCTTGTGAAAGGTTTGGAAACGGAACTGGCCGACCTCATTTATGGCGGGACCACCCTGATTGATTTTTCCAAGGAGACGACGCGATGAATTTTCTTGACCGTGCAATTTCGGCTGTGTCTCCGGCGGCGGGCTTAAAGAGGGCCCAGGCCCGTGCGGAACTGGGGCAAATGCAGGGGGCCGTTACCATTACCAACAGCACCGGCGGTTATGAGGGCTCCGGCTTCGGGCGGGAAGCGTGGTCGCCCGCATGGAACCGCGCTTTACAAGCTGACGAGGAAACCAATTTGAACCGGTACGACCGGGACACGCAGATTTTGACGTTGGAGGATATGTACCGCAATAATGAATTTATCGGCGGTATCGTGGACCGCATGGCGGATTACGTGGTCCATACAGGGATCCGGCCCCAGGCGCAGACAAAATCCCGTGAATGGAACGACGAGGCTGAAAGCTATTTCATGGAGTGGGCGAAAATTGCGGACTACCGCCAGCGCCCGGGCATGGACTTCTGGCGGATGCAGTGGATGTCTGTTGTTGACCGGTGCCTTCGGGGGGAGAGCGCTTATATTCCGCTGGCCAACGGGCAACTCCAGCCCATCGAAACATCACGGATCCGCACCCCCGCGAAACTGGAGTCCGACCAGTCTATCCGCATGGGCGTGAAATACAGCCCCGCCGGACTTTGCCTCGGCTACTACGTGTGCGATGTGGACAGCGTGGGGCAGATCAAAACCGATGCTTACCAGTTTGTGGCCCGTGAGGACATTTTCCATATTTCGTACCCCTGGCGCGTGGCCCAGGCTCGGGGTGTCCCGGCCTTGGCGCGGCTCATTAACAAGGTGACCCACGTGCGGGACGCTGACAAGTTTACCCTGCTCAAACTCAAAAATGACGCGCGGATATTCCTCAAGGAAACCCGCAAGGGCGGCCAGGGTTTTGGCGCGTTGGGCGCCCGCAATTCCCGAACGGCGGATGACGGCAACGGCAACAAGCAGCGCATGGAGAGCGCTGAATGGGGGATGCACTGGCACGGATCCGAGGGCGAGGATCTGCAAAGCTTTGAAAGCCGGACCCCACACTCAGGCCACGTGCCCTATCTCGAATGGCAGTGCAAAACTATTGGCATGGCACTGGGCCTCCCGTGGGAATTTGTGCTCATGGTGTTCACCGAGGGCAGTTTCAGCGCCCAGCGGACGGCCCTACTGCACGGGCTCCACAAGTTTATTCAGTGGCACTCGGACACCTCCCGCTATTTGTGCCAGCGCGTGTGGAACTGGCGTATCGCCAAGGCTATGAAGGAAGGCGACTTGTCCAAGGCCCCCTTGGGCAACGGGGTTTCCCAATGGTATCGGGTGGACTGGTCCCTCCCGAATATGGGGTGGGTGGATCCCGAGGCCGCGGCCAAGGCTCAAATGGAGTCCTGGCGGTTCGGCAAAACCAGCCTCAAGCGCATTTCAAACAGCGAGGGCGCAGACCGCACTGACATTTTTGATGAAAAGGCGGAGGACATCTCTGACGCCATAACCAAAGCCGACGAGCTCAACAAGAAGCACCCGGGTGCTGGGGTGGTGTGGCAGGACATTATTGGGGTAGGGCAGGCGGCCCCGGCGGCTCCCGCTCCTGTTGAGCCTCCAGCGGTTGACCCTCCCGCTACTACAGAACCCCCGGCAGTTCCGGTGAAAGGGAAACCGAAAAAATGAAATTAGCGAACGTCCTTTATAAGTTGTATGTGGACCCCTGGGCCATTATGCCCGCGGCTCACGCTAATCTGTGCGCTATCGTGGATGACCATTTTTCCGGCAGCGCCCATACCGCCGGCGGCCGTGCGAGCCTGTTCGAGCCCGACGAGGACGAGCAATCCGCGTCCCCATTCCAAATGGTGGGGGCTGACATTGCCTTAATCGAAATCAACGGCGTGATTGGGCGGCGGGTCGGGGCCCTGGAGAAATCCAGCGGCGTGGCTGACGTGCTGGACATCGAGAGGGCCGTGGATTCCGCTGTGGCCTCCGGCGCCAAGGGGGTTTTGCTTTCTTTCGACTCTCCCGGGGGTGGCGTTTCCGGCGTGCCTGAGCTGGCCGCAAAACTGGCGGCAGTAAACAAAACCGTTCCGCTTGTGGCCTATGCTGATGGCTTGTGCTGTTCGGCGGCTTACTGGCTCGCCTCCCAGGCGTCCCTCATTGTGTCCGGTAAGACGGCGCAAAGCGGAAGTATTGGGGTTTACCAAGCTTTCCTTGACCGATCCCGCGAAATGGAACTTGCCGGCCGCAAGGTTGAACTGTTCTCCACAGGGAAATTTAAGGGGATGGGGCTCACGGGCCTCCCGCTTTCTGACGACCAGCGGGCCATGCTGCAATCCCGCGTTGACCAGGTGTTTGGCTGGTTCAAGGGCGCGGTGGCTGACGGGCGCGGGAAGGTGCCGGACGAGGCCATGCAGGGCCAGTCCTACTACGGGGAGGACGCCCGCAAGGAGAATTTGGTGGACATGATTGGCAGCCGTGAGGACGCGGTTGAAGAACTGAAAGCCCTCATTGGGCGCTAACGAAAGGACAAAAAGATGAGCATGATTAAAGATTTGGAAGCGGCCCAGGGGGAACTTGTGGCGCTGCGTGCGGAGTTTGAGGCGTTCAAGGTTAAGTCTGCTGGTGACGCGGAAGCGGTTGTCAAGGCTCACGGCGCCGTGGTGGCCAGCTTTGATGCTCAGATTCTGACGCTTACGGACGCCAACGCAAAATTGACGGCGGACGTTTCGGCGGCCCAGGCGTTGGTTGTCGATGCCCAGGCGGCGGTTGCCGCGGCCAATGCCACCCGCGAGGACGCCCTCCAGAAGTTGGGCGTTGCCGAAAAGAAGCTGGCCAACCCCGCGTTTGCGGACGCGTCGATGGGCGGCCGTGCGGCCCCGTTGGACGAGGGCGGCGAAGCCACTCCTCCGAGCGCCGGATCCCCGACTTGGGACGAGTACAACAAGATCACCGAGCCCGCCAAGCGGACGGCGTTCTGGAACGCGAACGAAGCCAAGCTCCGGGCGGAGATGGTCAAAGCGAACAAAGGTTGATGCACTAACTTTAAGTAAGGAGACACGAACTATGAAAAAGATTTTTGTTTTTGTTGCAGTGTGTGTGGTGGCTTTTTCGATTTCGGCGCTTGCGGCCAAGCAGACGTTGACCGGGCAGGATGCCACGAAAACGGGGCTGGCGTCCCTGGTGTCCAAGGTGAATGCAAACTTCACCGAGGTGTACGAAGGCGTGGGGCTTACCAACGTGAATGACCGGCTGGCCCTGTGTCTGACGAATGCCACGGTGACGGCTCAGACTAAGACCATCACCTATGCGGGTGTGGACGGCAGCACAAATACGCTGGCTGTTTGCACTAACGTAACGATCACGATTGTGCGGTAACGGGAGGGGCTTAATGCGAACACTTATCCTTATAGCTCTGGCGGTGTTGGCCCTGCAGGTTAGCCCTGCGGCGGCTCAATCCACGTATGACCGGCATATTTTGTCTGCGGCTGTGGGTGTCCCTACGGGATCTGTTTCGGTGACGAGTACCGTGATCCGTGGGGAAGTCGAGGACCTTACCTTTGGTGTCCCCCCCGGGGCGACAGGTGATGTTTCTATCGTGGCGTATCCCGAGGTCGGGCCTGCGTTGGTGCTGTATTCTAACGCTACGCTGGCCGCGTCGATCCGCACGAACTTTAACGAGTTGGGGGTGGTGCTTGTCGGTGACACGGTGACTTTCACCGTTACGCCGGGGAGTGCACACACGAATGTCAGTTGGAAGGCACAAATTAAGGTTGCCAAATAACAAGCAGCCTAAAAAAGAAAGCAGGAAAACAAAATGGCAAACACACTGAATGGAATGGTTGTTGAGAACGTCGCCCGTGAGGGTTTCAAGGCGTTTTTGAAGGGGCTTACCCCGCTGGGCATTTTCTCCACGAACCTCTCGGCGGACCTCGCGGAGCAGGGAACTGTGGTCAATACCCGCATCGTGCCCGCGTCGAGCGCGGCCGTGGATCTGTTGACCAACGACACGGCTAGCGGCGACCGTCAGAACTCCGGTATTATCACGGACCTGACGACCACCGGCGTTCCGGTCACGTTGAACCAGCAGCCCATCGCCGGTTTCTCCCTGACGGATTACGAAATGGGGAACATCGCCTCTGGTATCATGGCCGACACCAAGGAAAAGGCAATCGCCACCAAGGCGTATGCGGTCGCTCATTACGTGTTGAAGTATTGCTTCAACCAGATCGTCCCCGGGACCTACACGAACGCCGCCGCTTTCACGGGCGCTGCGTCCGCGTTTGACTTGGACGATGTGGTGGATATGGGCGATGCTTGCGCCCAGCTCGGTTGGACCGCGGACGACGGCAAGAACTACCTGGTGCTGGATACCAGCTACTACGCCGCCCTGAAGAAAGACAACGCGATTCAGGACTTTAGCGCCTCCGGCATCAAGGTTGTGCAGGATGGCCTGCTGCCCCGGCTGGACATGTTCAACGTGCTCCAGGCCCCCGTGATCCGCGATGCGACCACGGCCTATAACGCCAGCAACTACGTGCGCGGTTTCGTTTGCCGCCCGTCAGCGATGGCTGTGGCCATGCGCCAAGTGCCCTGCCAGAGCACCAACGGCAGCACCGAGGTGCGGGTTATGACGGACGACGCCACGGGCGCCTCGTTGGTCATGCGGACCTGGTACAGCGACCAGTACGCGAAGCGGTTCTTCACCTTCGAGACCCTGTTCGGTGCGGCTTCCGCGCAGATCACGGCCCTGTCGGTGATCAAGAGCCAGTAAGTAAGCAACTCCGCGGCGGGTCCCGGCTAACCCCGGGGCTCGCAGCATAACAAAAAGCGAGGCAAGTATGCGAGTCTCCGTGGTTATTGGGAAAGTGCGGTCAGGCAACTGGGAAGTATTGGCCCTGCCGGATCAGCAGATCGAAGCACAAAAGCAGCTTGTTAAAGGGCTGATTTTGTCGGATGGGGTGTTGGGCGACGGCCGCAAGGCCCGAGCGTTCGAGGAGGTCTTGCGGTTCGATAGCTACACCAAGAGGGCGCGTTTTTCCGGCAAGCCGGTGAAAGCCCTGGCGCCGGCGAAGCTCGCACCGTTGGACGGGCCCACGGTTTAACCCACAACAGTAATGGAATACGCGGGGGCCGGCGCTAACAGTTCCGGTCCCCTTTTTGCTTATGAGCTTGGACACCTCTATATTTGCGGCAGACTTGGCTTTTATGGTTGGGGACTTATCGGAAACGGTCACCATGGACCAGCCCGACGGCCGTGTTTTGGCTTGTGTCTCCGGGCTTTCGTCCCGCTCCCGCAAGCTTTCAGAGGAAGGGCTGATGCCCAACTTCAACATGGAATTTACCGTACAGACAAGCTTACTGGTGGACGGCGTTGGTAATTCTGCCCCGCTGACCGAACGCCAGAAGTTCACCTTTTCACGCAACGGCTTGAAGTACCGCATCGACAGTATCAGCGAGGGGCCAGATGGGGCGGGGGTGACTTACTCCGCTACACAGGTGACGGCGTGAAGGTCTTTGGCATAGGCGCGGATCTTGGCTATGTCTGCGGGTTGGCATCGCACGACGATGGACACATTCCCGCTTGCCTTTCTGCCAGATCCCTTGCGCTTTCCGCCGTGTCGTTTCTTCATTTTTTCACCTTCAAAAGCTTATTGGTGCGCCCGTATTCGTACATCGCGCATCTGGTATCACGCAACATCAAACCCTCTCCGCCACCCTGCTTGACCGTGGCGAACATTTCGCGCATCTGCTCTACATTGGTTACGGCAAAGTATTGGACAGGCTCCATCGTCATCGTGGCGGGTATGGTAGCCATCCTGCAAGCCCAATCACCCGACGCTTGCGGGGCATCAAACGCCATGAAGCGGATTGAGTCGGTGAACGTGCCTTGCTGCACTGCGGCTTTGGCTTCCTCAAACTTACCCCGCCCCGCCCAAATCTCCCCGTCAATGTGGGTGGCGGGTAAGCCATCGGTGAACCACTTGGGGGCGCAGATCACATTGCCGTCTCGCGTCCAAAGCGTGGAGCCGTCCCAATATGCCCGGCATCCGTCGTACTTTTCAGACGCCAGCCACCCGGAAACATCCCTCCCGTCCCAATCGCGTCCAAGTGTCATTTGTGTCTCGTTCATGGTTATAGGATGCCATTGTGTGGCTTGATAGTCAACATAAACAATCAAGTTTTTTATGAGCAGCGTTTCCATAAGCCTCAATTCCGCAGAGTTCCGCAAGGCGATGGCAGAGTATGCCGCCGTCTGCAAGAAGGATTCCGCCTATGCGGTCAATAGGACGCTGAACAACTTTATGGTTCAGGGCAACCAACTAACCAAGATTGACCGCAAATCCGCCATTCAAGCAATCGCGCAGGAATCGTGGTGGCCTAAAATCGTGGCAAAGGTGATCGGCAAAGCGGCGGGCAAGGAAGCGGCGTCCAAGATATTCCAGGCGCAATGGGCATCGGCAAAGAAAATGGAACGCCAACAGCAACTCGGCAAGAAGCAAAGGGCGTTCAAGTTGGACAAGGAAGAACGGTCATACGCCAAACTCGCCAAGGCCACATCGAAAAAGCTGATTTCGGGACGGCTTAATGCGGTTCGGTTCCTGTCTTTCTTTTTCGCGGTCTGCTCGCAGAAGCTTGTTGGGTATATCCCCGGCAGTCGGATGGCGACGAGCGGTAAAAGCTTTGCGGGATTCGCGGTGTCGGTCAAGCCAGCCGTTACCAACAATCTCACCGCAATGGCGCAGGCCACATACAAATACAAGCGCAGGAGTTCGGCGGAAGGGCTGGAAAAGAAACTGCGCGAGGCTATTTCCGCTGCCATCCCCGTGACGATTCGGGACATGAACAAATACATTGCCGACAAGCTTTCAAAGCGGGCTTCACAATTCAGCGGGAGGAAGTAAAAATGAGCGCACCATATTGGGACTTACGCCGAAAAGTACAGGACAAGCTTGCGGGATACCTCGTTGCCAACTCTGGCGGGGCATTATGCTCTGCCGTGGATTGGGCTGGTTCGCCCACCCTGATACCAGTCCGGGTCGGCTATACCGCTGACCTTGTCGGGGATCTGCCGATGGTGGCAATCATCGCGGATAAATCATCGCGCTATCTGCCAGAAGTGGTATCGCAAATCGACAACACCCGCATGGTATCGGTTCGGGTGGTCATCAAAACCAGCACCGACGAACAAAGCGGGAACAGCGGCGACCAATCGCCCGAAGATTATCACGCCGCCCTGGTTGCGCTGGTGTGTGACTTGCTCAATCAAGAGGACATTGTTGCACAGTTGGCATCCGTGGTGGTTGCCGATTGCACCATTCAACAGGTGGATCTGGGCGATGACTCGGCAGAAGTACAGGACAACACGCTCGCCACCATTCAGGAGCTTGCCATCGTGGCTATTCCACAATGAAATCCGACAGCATAGCCATAGCCCTACGCATTGGATCTTCCCCGGATCCCGCCTTTTTCATTTCGTGGACGAAGTTGATTATGCACGGGATGCGTCCGGGTGATGTCATACTTCAGCCCGCCATTGGTATGCCCCACGCTTGCGCCTGTAACTACCTGATTTCGGCGTTTCTGAATACCAAATGCGATGCAATCCTGTTTATTGATGATGATATGGTATTTGGCTCCAACGCCTTGGAACTGTTGCGCGGTACGGATAGTCAGCACGGCATCCTGTCCGCCCTCTACACCACCCGCCGCCCCCCGGTGCGCCCCATTGCCCTTGTGCGGGATGGCAAGCGTATAAGCCCCGTGGCAACCGATTTACTGCATGGCGTGATCGACTGCGATGTGGTCGGGCTGGGCTTCACCCTCATATCCCGCGCCGCAGTTGACAAAGCGGCTAAAGACAGGGGAGCCGATGGCGTTTTCTATTGGGACAACGCTTTAGGCGAGGATGGAGCTTTCTGCCTGTCAGCGCAAAAGGACGGTTTCAAGGTGGGGGTGAATTGCGATGTCATCGTCGGGCATCGGGTCACCTACACAAGCAGATGGAGCCGCGCAGAAAACGCGGTTGAAATGGATTTTGAGGGCATAAGTACATAACGAAAGGAATACGCAAATGGCAGCAACACAACTTGGGGCAACCCTGATTATCGGCGGGCAGCGGACGCTCACCAATTACATCGTGGAATCTGACGAAATCAACGACGCCAATGTGGTATCGGAGGACGTGGAGGATGCTGACGGCAAGCTCGCCACCCGGATCATTTTCCGCAATGAGGCGAAGGTCAAGCTTTCGCTTATTTGCAAAACTGGTGCATCTCCCGCCACGGAGTTTCCCGTTGGTGCGATGTGTACCGTTACCGGCCTGACGGGGTACTTCATTGACTCCGCGCCTATCGTCAAGTCCAAGTCCGCCCAAAAGGTGACCGTGGATATGACGCTGTTGGGTGTGTAACCAAACAGGGGGACATATGGCTGATGCTTTCTTTCAGGCTCTTTGTTGCCAGCCGGTGACGGTGTTTGGCGTCAAGCTGAAGCCATTTTCCCTCTCGCACTCGTATCTGTTGGACGGTCTGGACAACCCGTGGCCTAAACACGCGAACGGGTCGCGGTCTGCATTGATCCATGCTGTGTGGGTATGCTCGCAGGACCACGACGCGAATGTGGCCCAGGTGTTG